CTTTGATATTTTTCCGCAGGGAATTTTTGGACAGACTTTTTTACCCAGATCATTGATATTTGGACCTCTTTGAAAGGGGTGCGGGGCAGTAATTGCGGGTGTGGCCATTTTTCAGTGGTTTTGACATCTCCCGCTCCTTTCGATGGTCATATTCGTATGCCAGGTACCCCGTTCAAAGGGGCCCGAAAGTGTGGCAAAAGTCAGTAAAAGCATAAGCAAAGTTCAGGCAAGTGGAGGTGAAGATCGCATGCCTAAGATTAAACCCATCGAAACTCCTACCGAAAGGCGAGAACCCCCGGCTTTGACCGTCGAGGGGCGCTTCGATCAGCTGGTTAATCTGGCTGTGGATCTCGCAGAGGAACGTTTGAGAGACAAATCTGCCAGCAATCAGCTGATTTCAGAGATCATTCGATACGGATCACAGAAGGAAAAACTCACTCGGGAGAAAATACAGATGGAAACTCAGATGCTCGCCGCAAAAGCCGACGCTCTGAGGGCCCAGGAAACTTCGACGCAGCTTCTGCAGGAAGCTATGCGGGCCATGACCGAGTATTCGCCGACGAGAGATGAATATGAAGAGGACGAGGACGATGAAGACGAAGATTATTAAGAGATATTCTGAGTTGATTCGTTTGCATACCGCTGAAGACAGGTTTCAATACCTAAAACTCCCGGGAACTATCGGAGAATCCACGTTCGGATTCAGCCGGTATCTCAACCAGTCTTTCTACATGTCCAAGGAATGGCGAAAATTTCGCAGAGAAATGATTTTGCGTGACAACGGCTGCGACATGGGACTGCCCGACAGGGAGATCCCCAAGGGCGGCAAGATTGTATTGCACCATATCAATCCTTTGACCATGGAGGACATCGAAGAACAGGGCGAGGCTTTGTTCGATCCCGAGAACGTGATCTGTGTTTCCGACAGGACGCACAACGCGATTCACTACGGCGACATTTCGCTCCTGGCAACGGGACCGATCATACGCCGACCCAACGATACCTGCCCATGGAAGCAATAAGCGAGGTGAATGACAATGGAGGACAGCATACTGAACACCATCAAGAGGATGCTCGGACCTGACGACAGTTACGACGTCTTTGATACCGAGATCATCGTTCATATCAACACCGCCCTGTCAACCCTCGCTCAGCTTGGGGTAGGGCCAAGAAAAGGATTCCGGATCACCGGGCCTGATGAGAAGTGGACTGACTTCATTACCGACGGTTCCATTGATCTGGAAAGCGTCAAGTCCTATATCTACATGAAAGTCAAAATGATTTTCGACCCACCTGCCAATTCCTTCGTGATGAAGGCCATGGAGGAAAGCTGCAAGGAACTTGAATGGCGGCTGAATGTCGCCGTCGATCCCGGACAATACAGGGCTTGAAAAATGCAGTAAGTTGTGTTATAATCTTTCCATAACATTTTAGGAGGGATTAGTCATGAAGAAGATTCTGTGCTTAGTTGCTCTCATGCTCATAATCGGCACAGTTAGCTTTGCAATTGGTGTAGTAGATATACGGAACGTAATTGTTAAAATACCAGATCAAGATCTTCTCGATCTTAAAGACATGATACAGCAAGAGATCAATTATCGTGGTCTTGAAGGAGCTTTTAATCCTGGAACGTTTTCTCCTTGGTATGACTACGGGTTAGGAAAAATACTTCCGAATCCAGAAGTTTATCTTGGACATTTATACGTTCAGTATGGTGACTTCGATAATAGTGATATAGCATTCACCGAAACAATCGGACCTATGGAATCCTATGACTTCGAGTCGTATGTTGACTTTCTCATAGAATGCGGTTTTTCGAATAATGCGACTCGATTAAATGGAGCATTCAATGGCGAGAATGCAGATGACGTAATGGTCGCTGCATTTCTCGAAGACGGTAAAATGTGCGTAATGTGTAATAGCTAATCAAAATAACTCAACCCTCTCTTCGGAGAGGGCTTTTTTATGCCCAAATCTCATCCAAAGCGAGGTGAACGACGAATGGGCGAATACTATGTTGCCGGGTTGCCTTACTCGGATGAGCTGTACCACCACGGTATTCTCGGTCAGAAATGGGGCGTGAGAAGGTTCCAGAATTCTGACGGAAGCCTTACCGACGCTGGCCGTGCGAGGTACAACGTCGGAGAGACCAAGGGCAGCAGGGCAAAACGCGCGCTAAAGAGCGTTGGATCAAAGGTGGGAAGCGCTGCAAAGTCCGCAACTTCTTATGCCGCAAAACGCGAAAAGATGAAGCATCCTTCGCTGATGAGCGACGAGGAGCTTCGCAATTACACGCAGAGGCTGATTGCGGAGAAGAACTATTCCGATCTGCTGCGGTATCAGCAAAGCAACACCGGGCTTGGAAAAGCAAAAGCATACGTCGGCGATATACTGAAGCGCGGCGGCGGAACTCTGGCTACTGCAGCTTTCCAGAGGCTTGCCAATCGCATTTCCAAGACGAACTCCGAAGCAGCTCTGGAAAAGCTCAAGCGCGAACAGGAGAAGCAAAGCCTTCGCGATCGCCTTGAGGATCACGAGCGTCAGAGGCAGATTGACATGCTGACCCAGCAGAACAAAATCAATGATTTGCAGGATCAGCTTGCCGATACTGACGGAGCCCAGGCTCAGAAGAAGGAGATCGAGAGGCTGCAGAGAGAACAACAGCTGAGCAATCTCCGCAACAACCTGGATTCCGCAAATGTGGAGATGCAACAGAAGATCGGTCAACTCCAGCAGCAGAAACAGCTGAAGGAGCTTGAGAAGGCTCTCGACCCGAATAAGAACGGTGGAGGTATTGGGGCTGCAATGCAGATTCTCAATGACCCGAACGCTACGTCGAGTCAGATCAAAGACGCGAAAACTGTTCTTGAGGATTACTATAGAGCGAGGGCGGCTGTGAATAACATCCTGAACCCTAAGGGCACGAACAAAGGTCAAGGAGCTCAGACTCAAAACGCGCAATCGCAAAATACTCAGGGCCAAAATATTCAGGATCAGAATCTTCGTGACGATTTTGTATCACCTGAAGTTTATAGCCGAATATTTACTGGCCCCGCATCTACAAACGGAGCATTCAGGCCAGCTCCAACGCCTGCTCCTTCCACTACGCAAATTCAAAATGCAGGATCGCCTTCCGCTTCTCCGACACCTGCCCCAACTCCGGCGCCCTCTCAACCTCGACCGTCTGTGGACTATGACAATATGCGATTCCCGACGCGTTATGGAGAGAACCAGTATCAGACGCCGGCTCCGGGAGCCCAAGTTCGTTACCAGAATCCGGACTACAGTAATTACCGCATGGGTTCTGTAGACGGTACAAACGGCGGAATGTATGGCGGAAGCATGCGGGATTATCGAATCCCGACAGTGGACCGAATGTCTAATCCGTATACGGCTCCGTCTCCGGCTACGAATCAGGGATATGGAACTCGGACTCCAGTTCCGACAGCTACGCCTGAGAGACCCGGTCCGTCACCCTATGCCGATAGAACTTGGCAGGATCAGATGGAAGAAGACCGGCGTAGATTTGGAAGATTGAATCTTCCGTAAGATTAGGAAGGGATAAAAAGATGTCACTATCCAATACAGCTGTTCCGATATACTATGGCAGATTCCGGGACGCCGTATTGGCTGGCGAGATCCCGGTAAACCAGTACATCGACATGGAGATGCAGCGCATTGACAAGCTTATCGCGAACCCTGGTGTGTTCTACGACGACAAGGCAATCAATGGCTACATCGCTTTCTGTGAGAAAGAACTGACCTTGACCGATGGTTCAGAATTGCGATTGCTCGACTCATTCAAACTATGGGCCGAGCAGCTTCTGGGCTGGTATTATTACGTCGAGCGTGACGTATGGATCAAGGGCAAAAAGAATAAAAAAGGCAGAACAGTCAAAAGACTGATTAAGAAAAGACTGACAAATAAGCAGATTCTGATCGTTGGGCGAGGCGCGGCGAAGTCGATGTACGCCTCCACGATCCAGGGCTATTTCCTGGTGATGGACCCGGCTACGACGCAGCAGATTACGACAGCGCCGACCATGAAACAGGCCGAAGAGGTGCTTTCTCCGCTCAGGACCGCGATTGTCCGGGCAAGAGGACCTTTGTTCAAGTTCCTTACAGAGAACTCGATACGAACGTCAAGGCATTCATCTGTTTCTCAGGCCCTGCTGCAGTCTACCAAGAAGGGCGTGGAGAATAAGGTCACCAACTCCATACTGGAGGTCAAGCCTATGGAAGTGGACAAGCTTCAGGGCTTGCGATGCAAAGTGGCCAGCGTCGACGAATGGCTTTCCGGCGACATACGCGAGGATCCTATCGGCGCTATTGAACAGTCCGGCGCAAAAGGTCTCATCGAGGATTACGTCATCATCGCCATCAGTTCCGAGGGGACTGTGCGAAACGCGGTGGGCGACACAATCAAAATGGAAATGGTCGACATCCTTCGGGGCAAATACGACAACCCCCATGTCTCGATCTGGTACTATCGACTTGACGACGAGAAGGAAGTGGCCGATCCAGATATGTGGGTTAAAGCGAACCCCAACATTGGCCAGACCGTTTCATACGAGACCTATCAGCTTGAGGTTGAGCGCGCTGAGCATGTCCCGGCCGCAAAAAATGACATTCTCGCAAAGCGCTTTGGAATTCCGACCGAAGGCTTCACGTATTTCTTCACCTATGAGGAAACGCTGCCTCAGAGTCGAAAACTCGATTACTGGGGTATGCCATGTTCTCTCGGAGCGGATCTTTCGATGGGCGACGACTTCTGTGCGTTCGCCTTCCTGTTCCCGCTTCCCGACGGATCGTTTGGCATCAAGACAAGGTGCTATATTTCAATGCTCACCTATCAAAAGCTCATACGGGCCATGCGGCTTAAATACGACGAGTTTATTGAAGAGGGCAGTCTGATCGTAATGGAAGGCTCGGTGCTTGATATGATCGAGGTCTATGAGGACCTTGACAAGCATATCATCGAGAAAGAGTACGACGTGAGATCGTTTGGCTTCGACCCGTACAACGCCAAGGCATTTGTCGAGCGCTGGGTTCAGGAGAATGACCCCGGCGAAAATTACATCGAGAAGGTTCCGCAGGGCGCGAGGACAGAATCGGTTCCGCTTGGAGAACTCAAGAAGCTTTCCGAGAGCGAAATGCTGTTATTCGACCAGGAGCTGATGTCGTTCTGCATGGGGAACTGCATTGCCCTGCTTGACACCAACGGAAACAGAAAACTGTATAAAAAGAGAAGCGATCAGAAGATCGACAGCGTAGCCGCCACGATGGATGCTTACATCGCTTATAAGCTCCACAAGGAGGAGTACGTTTAAAACCCTATCCCTCAAACGGAGGTGCATGAACGTGGGAAAATACTACGTCGCTGGCATTCCATTTGACAGCGAAAACAGCCTCAAGCACTACGGTGTGAAGGGCATGGAATGGAATAAGCATAAATTCGGCATCGATGCTGACGACCGCTACATCAAGTGGTTGAAGAACGCCGGCCAGAATATCGGGCGATTCGGAGCTAATGTCGCCCAAAATGTGGCCAAGGGCGTCACTAATGCTGCAAGGACTGCCGGGACTGCTGTGAACAAGGGCGCGAACTTCGTCACCGGCAATCAGAACCGGCAGCAGTACCAGAATCAGAGCGCTGCCGCTCGAATGATGCGCAATCCGCAGCAGGCCCAGCAGAGAGCCACGAACTACTATAACCAGCAGCAGGCCAAGACCCTGCCGGGCATTGCAAAGACTACAGTCAATACGGCCAAGAATACGCTGTCGAGCACTGCTCAGGGCGTTAAGAACTTTGCAGGGCAGACCGCCCAAAATGCTGGAAAAGCCCTTCAAAATGTTGCTGACACGGCCGGAAAAGCGGTTAATGGCGTTGTCGACAATGCCATCCGCAATGGTGGCGCGACCGCCCAGAACTTCGGAAGGACTGTCTCTGGTGCTGCCCAGAACGTCGGAAACACTGTCGGCCAGGCTGCTCAGAATATTGCAAACTGGTACACTGGCCAGCCTAATGCCGATCGTGCCGAAGCTATCGACCGCCAGGTGCAGGAATACGAGAGAATGGGCAATATGATGTACGACAACGGCATGGACAATGAGGGTGCTCGTTATCATCAGCTTGCTGCTAATCTCGGAAGAGCAGCCGACGCAAATCAGGCAAAGTACGACAACGCCCCGAGGCAGAAGATTGCCGGAGCCGCAAACAATGTTGCCAATGCTGTAGGCCAGGCTGCTCAGAATGTTGGTAATGCCGTCTCTGGTGCTGCCCAGAAAGCAGCGGATGTCGCCAATGCAGCACAGAATGTTGGCAATACTGTAGGCCAGGCCGCTCAGAACGTCGGCAACGCTGTATCTGGTGCTGCCAATAAAGCCGCTGAAGGTGCTAAGGGATTCCTTAACAGTGCCGGGCAGTGGGTGAGCGGTGCTGCCAATAATGTCAAGAATACTGCATCGAAAGCCGCTTCTGATGCCAAAAAGGGCGCTTCCGGTTTCCTCAACAGTGCTGGTCAGTGGGTCAGCAATGCTGCTGGTAACGTGAAGAATGCCGCTCAGAACGTTGGCAATACCGTCGGCCAGGCCGCTCAGAACGTAGGCAACACTGTCGGTCAGGCTGCTGAACAGGCTCGCGGCGGAATCGGAGAATTCTTCGACCGCGTTGGTAATGCTGTTGGAGGTGCTGCTCAAAATGTTGGCAACTGGGCCGGTAACGCGGCTAAAGACGTCGGCAATGCTGTCAGTGGAGCCGCGAATGCCGTGGGCGACTGGGCCGGAAACGCAGCGCAGAATGTCGGTGGAGCGGTTCAAAATGTTGGTAACTGGGTCGGGGATCAGGCTCGGAATGTCGGTGGCGCTGTAACTGGTGCTGCTCAGAATGTTGGTAATGCCGTTGGACAGGCCGCCCAGAACGTCGGCGAGTTCGTTACCGGTAGGAATGCCAACGAGAATCTCGAGCGCCTCTATGCAGAGAATATCGCCAACGGCGGCAATGGTATGAGCCCCGAGCTTGCTGAAGCTCGCAATCGCTACAACCAGACACTCCCCGGAATGGCTGAACGGGCAATGGACAACATTCGCGAGGGTGTTATTCCGGATGCTCAAGAAGCCGTCGGAAATGTTGGCAACTGGATCGGCGAGCAGGCTCGTAACGTTGGAGGCGCTGTAACTGGTGCTGCTCAGAACGTCGGCAATGCTGTCTCCGGTGCTGCTGACTGGGCTCGTAACGTCGCCAGTAATGTCGGTCAGGCTGCTCAAAATGCCGGGCAGTCCGTTGCCAATATTCCACAGAATATTGCAAACTGGTACACTGGCCAGCCTAATGCCGATCGTGCCGAAGCTATTGACCGGCAGGTGCAGGAATACGAGAGAATGGGCAATATGATGTACGACAATGGCATGGACAATGAGGGTGCCCGTTATCATCAGCTTGCTGCCAATCTCGGAAGAGCAGCCGACGCAAATCAGGCAAAGTATGACAACGCTCCGAGGCAGCAGTTATCTGGTCTCGCTGGGAATATCCGCAATGTTGTTGGCACTGCTGGAAATGCGGCGGGTGAATGGGCTCGCAATGTTGGAGGTAACGTCGGCAACTGGGCCGGACAGGCTGCTCAGAATGTAGGCCAGTTCCTGGACAATGTGAGAAACGCTGATACTAACAACAGGATTCAGCTCGCCACACAGCAGATGGCCGACAACTACCGTCAGTACCTGCAGGATCACCCCGAGAATCCTCAGAGCCCACAGCGTGAATCCTGGCTCAGGGATCAGATCAGGAATGACCCGCAGCTGAGAGCCTTCTATGAGCAGTATCTCAACCATTCTGCCCTCGACGAAAAGCCCGACGGCGTTTCCGATGCCTTCTGGGAGAAGTTCACCGCAGACGGCGGAACCAGGGAAGACTACGAACGCGACTGGCGATAAATCAAAATAACTGTAGGTGATCCATAATGCCAAAATTCATTGACAGGCTGCAACATGCCTGGAATGCGTTTCGGGGGAGAGACCGACCCTCGAGCAAGGAGTTAGGGTCTGGCAGTTATTACCGTCCGGACCGCAGAGTCAACGTACTTCGAGGCAACGACAAATCCATCGTCACATCGGTCATCAACCGTATATCGGTGGACGTTGCGTCTGTCAACATCCTCCACGCGAGAGTGGACAGCAACGGGAACTATGTGGACACCATCAAAGACAGTTTGAACGATTGCCTGACCCTGGAGGCCAATATTGACCAGACGGGCCAGGCTTTCTTTATCGATCTGGCTTCCACAATGCTTTCCGGAGGATGCGTTGCTGCGGTTCCGATCGAAACGTCAATCGACCCGAATATTTCTTCGAGCTATGAGATACAATCGATCCGCGTTGGGCTTGTGACCCAATGGTTTCCAAAGTATGTGCAGGTTAATGTTTACAACCAGCTGACCGGAATGCGGGAGGAGATCGTCGTGCCCAAAGAGCAGGTGGCGATCATTCAGAATCCCTTCTACGATGTAATGAACGAGCCCAACTCGACATTGCAGCGTCTGATCCGCAAGTTAAGTCTGCTGGATTCCGTCGACGAACAGGTGAGTGCCGGCAAGCTGGATATGATCATTCAGCTGCCCTATACTATTCGGTCAGAGGCCAGGCGGGAACAGGCCGAGAATCGCAGAAAAGACATAGAAATGCAGCTGCGAGACTCGAAGTACGGAATCGCCTATACCGACGCCACCGAAAAGATCACTCAGCTGAACCGTCCTCTTGAGAACAACCTGCTGAACCAGATCGAGTATCTCACAAATCAGCTCTACAGTCAGCTTGGTATCACTCCCGAAGTCCTCAATGGAACGGCGAGCGAGGAGACCATGCTGAACTATTTCAACCGAACTGTCGAGCCCATTCTCACGGCAATCGCCGATGAATTCAAAAGAAAATTCCTAACCAAGACTGCTCGCACTCAGGGGCAGTCGATTTTGTTTATTCGGAATCCGTTTAAGCTTGTGCCGCTCAGCAAGATTGCTGAAATCGTGGACAAGTTCACGGCCAACGAGATTCTGACCTCGAACGAAATCAGAGGAATCATCGGATACCGTCCCGTTGAGAATGACCGTGCCAACCAGCTGATCAACAAGAACATCAATCCTCTTGAGCTGCAAGGGGTGGAAGACCCCACTCTGGCATTGCCCGACGGAAATCAAAATGAGACCTACTTCGTTGACGAGAATCAGGGCGGATCAATTATGGACCGCATCGGAAATATGCCGGTGTCTGAGTTCAACGCCATGATTATGCAACAGCAAGGTCCGCCTGATTAAAACTGGAGGTAACCATCATGGCCGAAAAGTTTGATTTCGGCGGATACGCTACCAAAAACGACCTCAAGTGTGCCGACGGCCGGACCATTCGCCGCAACGCCTTCAAGGAGTGCGACGGTATTACGGTCCCCCTGGTCTGGCAGCATGAACACGACGACCCTTCCAAGGTTCTGGGCCATGCACTGCTTGAGAATCGTGACGATGGCGTATACGCGTACTGCAAGTTCAACAACACCAAGGCCGGCCAGACTGCCAAGGAGCTGGTGATGCATAAGGACATCAAATCCATGTCCATCTATGCCAACAAGCTCATTCAGAAGGCCAGCGATGTGGTTCACGGCGTGATTCGTGAGGTCAGCCTGGTTCTGGCTGGCGCGAATCCCGGCGCTGTGATCCGCGATCTTTCCTTCGAGCATTTCGACGACGAGGAAAGCGAGTTCGAAGCCTGGATTCACAATGACGAGAACATCGTCCTGGCGCATTCTGCCATTCCTGCAGCGGCTCCCGCTCCTGTGCAGATGCCCATGCCCCAGTATGCTCCGAACTATATTCCCGCTGCGGCTCCTATTCCTGCTCAGATGCCGCCCGCCAACTATCTGGCGCATGCCACTGCAACGGCACCTGCTCCGCAGAAGGAAATGACCATGAACGACATTCTGGACAGCATGAATGAACCGCAGCAGAATCTGCTGTTCTATTGCGTCCAGGAAGCCATGAAACAAGGCGCGACTGAAGATGACGGCGCCAATAAGGAGGAAGAAGATATGTCTCACAATCTTTTCGAAAACCAGGGCACCAACAACACCATCCTGATTCACGACGCCCTGCACACCGTTCTGGAAGACGGCAAGAAGTACGGCACTCTGAAGGAGTCCTATGAGCATCACCTGAACGAGGGTGTTCTGGCTCATATCGACACCACCGGTATGGAAACTTCCACCGGCGACCAGACCTATTTCGTCAACGACCCCAGCTTCCTGTTCCCCGAGGCCAAGGCGCTGAACAATCCTCCCGAGTGGATCAAGCGCGACATGGACTGGGTCCAGGAGGTCATCGGCAAGACCCACCACACCCCCTACTCCCGCATCAAGAGCATCTTCGCTGACATCACCGAGGACGACGCCCGCGCGAAGGGTTACATCAAGGGCAAGCAGAAGGTTGAAGAGGTCTTCACCCTGCTGAAGCGTACCACCACGCCCCAGACCGTGTACAAGAAGCAGAAGCTGGACCGCGACGACATCCTGGACATCACCGATTTCGACGTGGTCGCCTGGATCAAGTCCGAGATGCGGATCATGCTGAACGAGGAAATCGCTCGCGCCATCCTGATTGGCGACGGCAGGAACCCCCTGTCCGACGACAAGATCTCTGAAGATCACGTGCGTCCCATCGCCACCGACAAGCCGCTGTTCTCCATCCAGCAGACCGTGACCGTCGGCGCTTCTGAGGAAGCCACCGCCAAGAACTTCATGAAGGCCTGCCTGCGCGCCCGCAAGGACTACAAGGGCTCCGGCAATCCCACCCTGTTCACCACCGAAGAGGTTCTGACCTCCATGCTGCTGATCGAGGATGGCATCGGCCACATGATGTATCGCACCGAGGCTGAGCTGGCCACCGCGCTGCGCGTGAAGAACATCGTCACCGTGCCCGTGATGGAAGGCGTCAAGCTGGACAGTAACGCCAACGAGCTGATGGGCATCATCGTCAACCTGCAGGACTACAATGTTGGAGCTGACAAGGGCGGCGAGATCAACATGTTCGATGACTTCGACATCGACTTCAACCAGCAGAAGTACCTGATCGAGACCCGCATTTCCGGCGCTCTGATCAAGCCCTACTCTGCCATCGTGCTGAAGAAGCCCGTTTCTCAGAATCCCTGAGTTAGCGGAGACTAATTCAAAATGGGAGTGACATAGCGCATGGCAAAGTTTTATGGAGCCGTTGGGTATGTTGAAACCCAGGAAACCGGGCTCGACATCTATACCAACGTGCCTGTCGAACGAATGTACAGGGGTGACGTGGAGGAAAACAGCAGGCGTCTGGAAAACGGCGAGGGCGTGAACGACAATGTTAGCATCGGCAATCGTATCAGCATTGTCGCAGATGCCTACGCATATCAGCATATGCATGCTCTGCGCTATGTCAAATGGATGGGGACCGCATGGAAGGCCACATCGGTCGTCGCCAAGCGTCCCCGTCTGGTTATCACGCTTGGAGGTGTATACAACGGTGAAATCGCGACAAATCCTTAGCGATCGGCTTCACGCTCTCTGCGAGCACGTATACTTTCAACCTCCAACGGGGTTTATGCTGCTGTACCCCTGCATTATCTATGAGTTCACAGGCATCGAGAAACGTCCAGCCGACAATATTGGGTACACCACGTATGGCGTCTATAGCATGACTTACATCACGCGTGACCCGGATGATGAGACGAAACTTCTCATTGCCGAACTTCCAATGTGCAGTATGAGCCGAACCTATGAGAGTGACAACCTCTATCACTACTCATACAAAATCTACAATTAGCGATGACGAGGTGACCCCGCATGGCAAAACTCAAATGGGACGCCGAAAACCAGAGAAAAGTTGAATACGGGCTCAGCAAAGGCGTTCTCTATCCCAGAGGAGGTCCGGGAGTCGCCTGGAACGGTCTTACCACCGTTTCTGAAAAGCCCAAGGGCGGAGACATCGTAAAGCTGTACGCTGACAATGTGCAATACGCGACCCTCAGGTCTTTCGAGACCTACGAGGCAACCATCGAAGCTTACACCTATCCGGAGGAATTCGCCCAGTGCGATGGCTCCGTAAAGGTGACCGATGGCGTAAAGATCGGTCAGCAGAAGCGGAAGCCTTTTGACTTCTGTTATCGGACGGAAATCAAAGTCGCGTCTGACAGCGTTTACGATCAACCGTACAAGCTTCACCTCGTTTTCAACGCGACGGCGTCCCCGAGTGAAAGGAACTATCAAACGCTGAACACCTCTCCGGAAGCGACAAGCTTGTCGTGGGATATTCAAACAATGCCGTTTATCATCAACGGGCATACGGGTGCTTCGACACTTGTGATCGACTCAACTGAAGTCGACCGGATCAAGCTGGAAGCACTCGAGAGTATCCTGTATGGGCTCGACGGAGAACCGCCGAGAATGCCCGACCCTGATGAGGTGGTTCAGCTGCTGCAAAGGCTGGATTTGCATCGATTGCTGATGAACGCGTTTACCAGATCCGGAAAATGGAGATGGGACACGTTCAACTTTTTCACCGATACCGTTCCCATTGCAATCGATCGCGAGGCTCAAAGGCATATCTACTGCGAGCCTGAACCCGGTACAACCTATATTCAGCCGTCTGTAGCGTACAAGCTCCTGAACGAAAACGAAAACGGTAGACGCAAATACATGCTGATCGTTGTAGATACCGATAACCCAAGTGATACCGCGAACTATCTCAAAACACAGCTTGATTTGCGCGGAGAAGAGATCATCAAATCCGGAAATGTCTACTACTACACTTATACTCTCTATATTTAAAGGAGGATCAACACATGGCTGCTCTTGTGTGGGATAAGACCGCTGAACGGTTTTACGAAACTGGCGTCGACCACGGCGTCCTCTACGTCCAGAAGGCCGACGGCACCTATGACACCGGTGTCGTCTGGAACGGCCTGACTGCTGTCACCGAGAAGCCGGACGGTGCTGAGCCGAACGACCTGTACGCTGACAACATCAAATACGCCTCCCTGCGTTCCGCCGAGACCTTCGGCGCGACCATCGAGGCCTACATGTATCCCGACGAGTTCGCGCAGTGCGATGGCTCTGCTGCTATTGCTACCGGTGTTTACATTGGTCAGCAGAAGCGCAAGCCTTTCGGTTTCTGCTATCGGACTCTGATCGGCAACGACACTGCGTCTGATGAGGACGACGGTTACATGCTGCACCTCATCTACAATGCGACTGCTTCTCCCTCCGAGAAGAACCACGAGACCGTGAATGATAGCCCCGATGCTATCACGATGTCCTGGGATCTGGACACCACTCCCGTGGCCTTTGAGGAGCACCCGACCTACAAGCCCACCGCGACGATCACGATCAATTCCACGAAGTGCGACGCGACCAAGCTGAAGACGCTGGAAGACACACTGTATGGAACTGCGAACGCCGAACCGACGCTGCCTTCTCCCGACGACGTTATCGACATCTTCAAGTAACCTAACATGCGGCCCTGTCGGTTTAACTACTGACGGGGCTGCTCTATTCGCTTTATGAAAGGAGCTACCAAAAAATGATCAAGAAGACAATCAAGTATTTCGATTTCGATGGAAACGAAAGAAACGAAACCTTCTACTTCAACCTGACCAAGGCCGAGTGCATGGAGATGGAATTGAGCGCAAGCGGCGGCCTTGAGAAGACCATCCAGAGGATCATCGAGGCGAAGGACACCAAGATGATCGTCGACACGTTCAAGGATCTGATCCTGAAGGCTTACGGTGAGAAATCGCCCGACGGCAAGTATTTCTACAAGTCTCCTGAAATCTCCGCAAAGTTCGCCAGCACGGAAGCCTTTTCCGAGCTTTTCATGGAGCTGTCGAGCGACGCGGAAGAGGCCACGCGCTTCTTCAACGGCATTATTCCCCAGATTCCTGAGGACATGAAGAAAGCCGCTGAGATGAAGAAGGCCATGATTCCGGGCGCATAACCCGGATCGGGAGGTGCGGGGGATGCTTCAGATCGTCATTCCAGAGAGAGAATTCTTCGATCAGGAAAAGCAGGAATTTTGCTATCTTAAAGAGCAAAAGCTGACGCTGGAGCATTCTCTCATCTCCATATCAAAATGGGAATCAAAATGGAAGAAACCATTTTTGGATAAGGCGGATAAAACGCCTGAAGAATCAGCCGACTATGTTCGGTGTATGGCCATTGGTAAAGAACCGGATGTCAAAACCCTGCAATGGATTCCCCCGAACATTTACAACCAGATCAATGAATACATCGCGGATAGCATGACTGCCACGTGGTTCAACGAACGAAACAAAAAGCCCGGGGGAGGGCAGGTAGTGACATCCGAGCTCATTTACTATTGGATGATCGCCTTTCATGTTCCGATCGAGTGCGAGAAGTGGCACCTTAATCGCCTGTTGACGCTGATTAAGGTTTGCGAGCTCAAGAACGCACCGCAGAAGAAGATGAGACGCAAGGAAATCTACTCTCGCAACGCGGCACTGAACGCTGCGAGAAAACAGAAAATGGCAGCAAACGGGGGATTGCCGTGATTAAGATAACCCAGAAAGGTGATTTCAAGAACACAGAGCATTTTTTTAAGAAGGTCATCAAACGGGAATACATGAAGCTGTTTGACCAGGTTGGTGCTGAAGGTGTCAAGGCGCTTCAGGAAGCCACACCAAAGCGGACCGGCAAGACAGCGGCTTCATGGAGTTATTCTGTTGAGGAGACCAAAAATGGCCTGACGATTTCTTGGAACAACTCAAATCGAAATGACGGCGCGAACGTTGCCATACTCATACAGCTCGGTCACGGCACCAGCTCAGGCGCCTACGTCAAAGGCATAGACTATATCAACCCCGCATTGAAACCGGTATTCGACGCTTTCGCAAATAAAGTATGGTGGGAGGTGACGCGCAATGCCTACAACCGATAATAGAATCGTTCAAATGACGTTTAAAAACGAACAATTTGAGCGAGGTGTTCAGCAAAGCTTACACTCGTTGGAAGAATTGAAAAAGGCCCTTGACCTGGACAAATCCGCAGAGAGCCTTTCGAATCTTGAGAAGATTGCGAGCTCTTTCGACATTTCTGGCATCGCAGACGGCATTGATGAAATTGCCAACCGCTTTACTCTCCTGGGCAATATTGGTCAGGAGGCTTTCCGTCGGATTTCCAGTTTTGCGTTGGATGAGGTCCACAAAGTCACCAGTGCCCTGACATCCATGCCCCAGGCGGGTATGGACAAATACGAGCAAAAGAATAAGACCGTACAGATGATTCAGTCCGCACTGCCTGATAAACCTCTTGAAGAAATTGAGGCGGTGCTTGAGAAACTTAACAAGTATACTGACCTTACCAGTTACGACTATTCCAGCATGGCCAATAATATGGGCAAATTCATATCCGCTGGTGTGGATATGGAAGTTGCCGAAAAAGTCATGGAGGGTATTGCAAACGAAGCGGCTTCTGCAGGCGGAGAAATCTGGCAGGCCAATATTGCAATGAATAACTTCTCGCAGGCTCTGGCTGCCGGTTCAGTTAAATTGATGGACTGGCGAAGCATCCAAAACCAGAACCTCGATACCAAGGAATTTAAAGAGCAAATTATCGAGACCGCTTATGAACTGGGGACGCTTCAGAAGGTCCAGGACAAAGTTGGCATGACTACGAAAGGAAACATCGTTGACTTCCAGTCATTTGCTGACACATTATCTGAAGGATGGTTTAACACAGACGTCCTCATCAGAGTTTTCGAGAAATATGCAAATCGCAAGGAAGGTGTCGGTAAGAAAGGCTTTGAGGCTGCGAAGATCGCCATCACCCTATCCCAGGCACTGGACGCCGTAAAGGATGCTATATCCACAGGATGGATGACCAGCTTTGGTTATTTGTTCGGCAATCTGGAAGAAGCAGGTGACCTGTTTACCCGTATTTCTGACGCGTTGATCGAATTTACGGATCAGATCAGCGGTGCACGAAACGCGTTGCTCGAGGGCTGGCACACAGGCGGGGAAGACGGTATATCCGGCTATCAGAAGGTCATTGAAGGGCTTTCCAACACCTGGGCCACCATGATGGGTATCGTGGACTCGGTAAAAGAGGCATTTACCAATGTTTTCGGGGTACTTGACTCCAGCGGTCTGATCGACGCTTCGAAAGCGTTTGCAGATTTCACCGCGAATATGCGGGAGTTTTTCGGTGTAACGACCGAAACCAAGACGAGCGTAGAGTACGTCGAAGAGGTCTGGGACGGCGTTGAGCAATGGACCCGCCCTCTGCAAAAAGGGGTAAACAAGTCCAAACAGGAAGTCATCAACCTACAGCAGCAGTTGATTAAACTTACGGATGGTTCTGAAGAACTCAAAAAACATGGTGTTGACGGCATATTCGGACCGGAGACTGAAAAAGCGATCAAGAATTTCCAGAAGAAGGTCGGCATCGCTCAGACTGGCATATACGACCAGCAAACAAGAGACGCTTTAGCTAAAACGCTATATCCGAACGGAAAAATCCGCAAGGTTGCTCAGGAAAATGAGGAAACAACCACAAGGCTCGGAAAGGGCGCTCAGAAGTTAAAAGGCATATTCGAAGGCGTCGCCTCCGTCGGAAAAGCGGGGCTTGGTGTTATTCAATTAGGTCTTAAATTGTTTGGCCAGGTTTACAAGATCATTCTTCCGGTTGGAAAGGGCATATTGGAATTGGCCTCAGGGCTTGGAAGACTGATCTCGTTAGTTGTGGATTTCGTCACAAAGACGTCCGCTGGAGAAAAGGTTCTCAGCGCGTTCAACGCTGTGCTTTCTCCTATAGCGACGGCGTTTAAGAAAATCGGGGGCTTCCTCGTGTTCGTTGGGAACGGCATCAGCGACATTGTCATTGCCGTTAGAAAGGGCATAGGAAGCTTTGAAGAACTGGGCGAAAAATTAAAACTGAATCCGAAAGTAAATGCCAATGGCATCATACTATATAATGTATTGACAAAACTGCTTGAAGTGGGCAAGAAGGTGGCTCCGGTCTTTAAATCCTTGTGGGACATACTGACCGGCATGTTTAACGCAGTTAAGGGCTGGCTTTCTGATAAGATCAGCACGGCACTGTCCGCGCTTGGGACATTTTTCACGGGCTTATTGGAAACGATCAGCCAGGGGGATTATCTCGAGAAGATACTCACCGGCATAGGAACCGCATTGCAAGTCATACTCGGCATTGTCAGCGGCGTCGGCTACGGCATTTATTCACTGGCGAAGGCACTGGTTGAAGGCGGAGTCGCACTATTCAACTTCGTCAAGAACAGTGAATTTGTGCAAAACGCCCTGAGCGCCATTGCGAAATGGACCAAACCGATACGCGATTTTTTTGGCTCTGTGTGGGACAGTCTGACTTCCATATCCGACAAATTCAGCACGTTCAAGTCCTTTAAGGATGTGTGGGAAGCGTTCATAAGCAGTCTGAAGAACAATCCGGTCGGGAAGAAATTCGCTTCAGCATTTGAGACTTTCGGCCAGAAGGTGCAAAAGGTTCGGAACCGGATCAGCACGTTTATCAATTCGATAAAGACCGCTTTCAGGATGCTCAACATCTTTAAAGACCCGGTCAAAGCGCTGGAAGTCTTGAACCTGAATCCGGATCGCAATCGAGGCGCGATCAAATTCCTTGACATCATTGTCAAAATAGGTAATGCGTTTCAGCGGGTCAAAGACATTGCGACTGACGCAATCAAGAAAATTGTTCCGGGCGTTAAGAACTTTGGTGTGGCAATCGCAAACGCTGTAAAGAACTTCTTTGGAGGGGACGGAAAGACCCCCGGAGAGAAGATTGGCAATACCTTTGATTCCGTCAAGTCAAAGCTCAAAACCGCATTCGAGAATTTCGGCAAGTGGGTTGAGAACCTTGTCAAGAACAGCCCGTTCCTGTCGAAATTAGTCGGATTCGGAAAGATGATCGGAGACGCGGTGAATAGATTCTTCTCAATGGATACCTCTCAAATCGAGGGCATTCCCGGAAAGATCATGGCGCGCCTGAAGGCCTTCGATCCCGTCATTCAGTGGATCAAAGACAAATTCAGTGCCATAAAGGAATTTCTGATGGACCCCGACAAGCTGCTGTCCCACGTGGTCGGCGCTTTGAAGGGAATCGGCGAATTTGTCATCGGCATATTCAAGAATTTCAACATCAGCACGATCTGGAACGCGGCGACAACTGCGTTGGGAACCTATATCATGCTGACGTTTGCCAACTCCCTGAAGAACTTCAGCGAATCCGTTGGCGTGCTCACAGGGGCCATCGACGAGGATGAGAAGGAAGGCATCGGGGACAAGCTGCGCAGCATCGCTATAACGATAGCTATCGTTACCGCCGCACTTGCCGCACTGGCATTCATTCCTGCAAAGGAAGCGATCATCGGCGTTGGAATCATGGCTGTGGCGCTTGGCGTGGTTTCCGCTGCACTGTTTGCCATGAACAAATGGGCGCCAAAGACCGGTGAGATTGGTGAGGGCGTGCTGAATCTGTCAAAAAGCATCATAGCCATCGTCCTTGCGATCGGACTCGCCGCAGCTGTCATTGCCACAGCCGGAGATTTGACAAAGCCGTTGCTGCTTGTGGGTGGTATTATCGTTGCATTGGGCCTGGCTGCCTTCGCCATGAGCAAATTTGGCAAGAAGTACACCGGTGCGACTACAGGAACCGCAAAGACGATTCTCGCCATATGCGCAGGTGTATACATCGTTGTGAAGGCCGTCGGAAAGATGGCAAAGCTCATCAAGGACAACGAAACCAAGGCTGGAAGATTAGATTCCGCTCTGGGTTATGTGACTGGGATATTGATATTGCTTGGCCTGGCCGCTATCGGCATGGCGAAGGTCGCAGGTAAGATCGAAGGCGAAGGTCCCAAAGGCATTGCCACGACGATTCTCGCCATATGCACCGGTTTGAGTTCGGTTGTAAGCGCTGTCGGTCAGATGGCTGGTGTTATGAAGCAATACCCCAATGAATTTGGCGGAGCTTATGCCATGATTGAGGGATTGCTCATCACAATAGGCGCTATCGCAGTGCTGCTTGCCAAATTCAGCGGCGATCTGGACTGGAAGGTGTCTCTGGCATCGACCGCGCCCATCGTCGCCATGGGATTCTTCCTGGATAAAGCGGTATCTGTCATGACCGAAGGCATCCAGAAAATCTCTGGAGTTGACCCGAAAGTCATCGAGCAATTCCTGATCGGCGTTGCTGAGGCTGTTGCCGCTATGGTCGGTACGGTCGCCATATTCTCGCAGATCGGCATACAAGGGTTGCTTGAAGCCGCGGCAGGCATTGTGGTGCTCATGGGCGCCATCGGCCTGGGTGTGGACCTGATGGCAACGTTCGCGGCAGACGCGGTTGAGAAGCTGGCCGCCGCGATGTGGATTGTCGGATCGAATTACGGTGGATTTAGCGATCTTGTAGCAAATGTCAATACAGCGAAGATTGAAGAGGTCATGGGCACTCTGACCAATACGATCCTCCCGGCCATCGCACGAATGGTGCAGTATTCGGGGACAATACAGACCGGAAAAGAAACCGCAATGGACATCAAGAGAATCGGCACGAGGCTTGGATTATTCAGAGATGCCATCAGCGATATTACTGTTAACACCGGCGAAGCTATCAAGAAGCTGCCAGAGGATATTAAAGCCACTGTCGACGGCATAAATTCCATAGAGGGAGTCGATGCCGCAAAAGACGTGCTATATTCTCTGGGCGGGGCGTTGAAAACGTACTACGGAGACTTAGCCTATGCAATGGAAGGCGAATCACCTACTGATAGCAGTGGTAACTTCGATATTGAAAAAGCAAATCAGGCGTTCAATGATCTGGCTGAGCTTACATTGACCGATGAAACCATAGCAAAATTACAAAGGTTCTCGGACAATGGGGACCAGAATCTGAATACGGTTGCCGGCGGTATTGGCAATCTCGGTACGGCTTTAAAGCAGTACGGGGAAGACATTAGCACTATCGACCCCGACAAAGTTGACAAGGCGAATGAGATTATCGACAAGGTAAAAGACCTTGACAGTCATCTCAATCCTGTCGCTGATACTAATTTCGATGTATTGAAGGGCAAACGCCAAAATATTTCCGATTTCGGTGACGATATAGCTGAACTTGGAACTGCATTGGAATCCTACAGCGACAGTGTATCAAAGCTCAATCCGGCCAAGATCGTCATGGCCAACATCGTCATGGACGCGGTGTCGAGGCTTGCCAACAAGCTGCCCACGACTGGCGGTTTGTGGCAGATGCTGACGGGCGAACAAAGCTTAGGAACGTTCGCTGCCAACATGAACAATCTTGGCGACGGCCTTGCGCAGTACGCCAACAAGGTGTCCGAGGCGAAATACGACAATGTAGAAGCTTCGGTCACGGTTGTTCAGGGGCTTGCTCAGGCGCAGAGCATATTGCAGCGCTATAACGGTTTAAAGTCCCTTGTTGAGGGTACTGCCGGGCTGGACAATCTTGGTGAGAACCTTGTCGGCCTTGGAAAGTCTCTGGTGAGCTTCGCCACAGACGCGGAAGGCATCAAGAACCTGAAAGACGCCGATTTCAAACAGCTGGAAAAGGCTATGGGGCCGATCACAGGACTTGCCAGAGCCCAAAGCATATTGCAGCGTGAAGGCGGATTGAAGGCAGGCGTCGAGGGCGAGGCCAGTCTTGCCAACCTTGGGACCGGTTTGGAAAACTTCGGCCAAAGTCTCAAAACGTTTAGCGGATCCGTGCAGGATTTTGACTTTGACGACACCAAATTCACATCTGCAATGGATTTGCTGCAGAAAATCGTGTCTCTCCAGGAGATCGTTCAAAATGGAGATCCAGAATACGACTTTGCCAATGCAGGAAGAAATGTGTCAACCTTGTTCGCATCCATCGCGACGACCATAAGGGACGATACTCAGATTTCTGAAGCGGTTACCGGCGCGATCGAAAGTATTCAGATGATCATCAAGACGAACGCCCTGGATAAGGCTTACACCTGGGGAAGCGACCTTGTCATCAACTTCCACAACGGCATGCAACAATACGCCCATCTGATCGAAGAGGCTGCCAATTCCATCGCCACCATCATCTGGTCATATTTGCACTTCACGAAACCTGAAGTCGGACCGATGAAGGACGCCGATACGTGGGGCGGGGATATGGACAGTACGATCGCTGACGGCATAGCGAATAATCAAGACATCATCGAGCAAGCCGTTAACGGTGTGGCGTCTGCGGTAAGCGACAAATTCGGAGAGACTGGCGGCAATGCTGTACGCAATTTCTGGGATACATTCACTAACAGTGAATCCGAGAGCGCTGCAGGAAAAGCCAGAGACGGAATAATAGGAGCGATACAAGGTTTGTTCAGTGATTCCGGATTGGATCAGCCGACCATAACACCCGTCCTTGATCTATCCAACGTTGAGGATGGGTTGGACGGACTTGACGGTATGCTCAACGGCCAATCGGTAGCCGCGAGCGCCAACCTGGCCAAGAACGTCTCTTCCGGAAACGGCGTGACGATCATACAAGGCGGATCCACAGAGGACCATACTCAAGAGATTATTACCAGTATAAAAGAGCTGGGCGACCGTATTGTGACGCTTGAAAACCAGATGGCGTCGCATATGTCGAATCTGAAGGTTGTAATGAACACCAACGCACTGGTCGGGCAGATCGCTCCGGCTATGGACAGAGCGCTGGGCGTCAGCGCAAACCGAGGGTAAGGAGGGATGAGGTGTGTATCATTCGATAACCATAGGCGATAAAAACACCTGGACGGATTGGCATCTCATTCCTGCCACCCGGCCTTTTGTGGCATTGCCGTCAGTCAACGAGAAGAGCGTCGAGATACCAGGACGTCATGGCTCCATCGATCTGACGACGTATCTGACCGGATCTCTCACGTATTCCAATCGCAAGGGATCGTGGGAGTTCTACGTGATGCACGAATTGTGGGGCGACGACTGGTTTGCCGCGCAGGCTCAGATTGCAAACTATCTGCATGGCAAGAAACACTCCGTCATATTGGAGGACCATCCGGCGTATAGCTACTATGGGCGGTTGAAGATGTCATACAGGCCCGGAAAGGAGTATTCAACCATTACGATTGAATACGATTTGGAGCCGTATCGGACCAATGTGAACACGGGAGCGAAGGTAATCACATAAAATCAAAATGGAAGTTGGGGAGGTGGCGAACATGCCCGTATTTTCGATCATCACAAACGGCAAAAACGGCGTTAACACGATTTATACGTCGAACGTGTCGGCGGAAGATGGGGACTTTGTCATCTCCCCTAAGATCAAGAAGGACACCAATAAGGCAGACAGCTTTGAATTCATGATACTACCGAATCACTCGTTTTATGACGAGTTTGAAAAGAAAAAGACCTATGTCTACGTGAAGCGAGACAACAAATATATCTTTCGCGGCCGTGTATCGGAGATCAAGACTGACATCTTCCGGCAGCGAACCGTTACATGCGAGGGTGACCTGGCCTATCTTGCGGATACGGTGCAATTTCCGAATAAGGAAACCACCACCCAAAAGAACACCAGCAGCACCAAGAAGCATAAACGAAATACACTGTATTACGTCAGTGGGCATGAGACGGGCCACGAGACTGGGAGCACATCCAAGGACACGGTTAAGATGACACCGAAAGCCTATTTTCGGAACGTCATTGCCGTGCACAATGGCCAGGTAAATTCCACTGGCGATAACGAGAGGACCTTTACTGTCGGTTCTATAACTGTTTCCGACACAAATAACTCCGAAAATTTCGAAAGAACGTCGCACCAGGACACCAGCAGCGTGATCAGCTCTGATTTGTTGTCCGTTTATGGCGGCATTCTTCGCACCAGATTTGAAAACGACACAACCTACATCGACTGGTTGGATGAATATACCGACACGACAAGCCAGGAAATCCGGTTCGGTGTAAACCTGATCGACCTGGACCAGGAGCCTCCGAGTGACGATGCGTGGTCAGTGCTGTTGCCTATCGGCGATGAAAATACGACCATTGCCAGCGCCAATAACGGAAACAAGTTTCTGATTGACCAGGAAGCGCTCAACAAATATGGCTATATCGTGCATTACCACAAATTCAACAACGTCAAGAACTCAGACGAACTGATGGGCCGAGCGCAGACGTATCTGAACACTCACGCAAAGGTATTTCCGGATAACATCGTCGTGAAGGCGATTGATCTGCAGCTCATTGGCGAATCTGATGATCCGATTGAGCTGGGTGACAAGGTCAAGGTGGTCTCGACTCCGCATGGGTTGAACACAACGATGGCCTGCATCAAAATGGAACTGGACATTCAGAACCCTGAGAACAACAGCTACACCATCGGCACCATCATGCCCCCGGACAAAGAAAAGAAAAAAGAATCGCTGAGCGAGAAGCAGAGCTCTTCCAGCAAGTCTTCTTCAAGGGGCATCGGCAACAATCGTAACGACATCGAGGGGCTCAGGGGAGACGTTGACGCCGCCTCAAACAACATCAATGTCAACGCCGAGAACATCGCTGTAAACGCGCTCAACATTGCCGTGAATGCCGAGAACATCGCCGTCGTGGCCAAGAATATCGCCATCGCAGCGGAGCAGATTGACGTCCAGGCGCAGAACATTACGGTGGCGCTTGGCAATGAGGCGGACGATCTTTACGGCAAGATTGAGGCGTCCGCAGAAGGTATCAAGTCGACGTTTACTGACAACACCACCGGCTTGAGCAGCTATTTCTCACAAAAAGCCGGAGAGATAACGGCGGCTGTATCGAACGCTGATGGTAGCATCTCAGGCAAGATAACGATGACCGAGGAAAGCCTGACAACTGAATACAACAAAAAAATATATGGCGAAAACGGTATAGTAGCGGACTATCAGAGTAAAATTCAACAGACTGCGACATCATTAACGTCTGATTATACAGCAAAAATTTCATCTGCTAATGAAGAAATTACGGCAGCCTATGAAGGTAAGATACAGCAGACCGCTACCTCTTTGACTTCAGATTACACCGCTAAGATTTCAACAGCTAAAGACGAAATAACGTCTGAGTATGAAGGAAAGATAGAGCAAACGGCTTCTTCGCTTACTTCTGATTATACAGCCAAAATCACTAATGCCAAAACTGATATAACAACCGAATATGAATCAAAAATAGAGCAAACCGCAAGCTCGATCAACACTGAAGTGTCTAAAAAAGTTGGTAAAACCGAAATAATATCAAGGATCAATCAAACAGCGGAAACTATTCAGATTAGTGCAAGTAAAATTGATTTGAGCGGATATGTAACTGCGTCGCAGTTATCAACAACAAACGCCAACATTTCAAATCTGACAAATGGCACTACAATAGCGACGTCGATAAAGGCGACCGATCTCAAGGCAGTATCAGGATCGCTTGAGATCGGCGATTCATCAAATAAGAGCACTAAACTGAAATATCATGGTACTGAATACTATAGTTTAACGGTGACGATGCCTGGTGTGACCGGGTCGTTTGACGCCCTGGGGTGGAGATACCTCAATAGCGCATATCAGACGACGATAAGCCTTGCTCACAGCCATTCTGTTACGACAAATACCGACGGTACGATTACTATAGGCGGGTCGGTTGCTACAAACGCAACGGGACGGTCTTTTAAGATTGCCGACACTAAAGCGTATAAGGACGGTGTGTCGGCAGCAACAAACGCAGTAACCGTCGATAGCGTAGGGTTGAATACTGATACTTATACAAACGATGCAATAGGAGACAGCTCTACTTCCGGAAAGTGCATATATTACACTGCGTCAAGTAAAACGTTTTACGCGCATCTTAAAGCTAAGGCGTCTAATGGGAAATCCAAAACAAATATCATTTCTGTTAATGGCCAGAAAGCTTACGATGCGGGAAATACCGCTGGTGTCGCTTCAGTAACTATGGACAGTGTGTACTTAAATACAGAAGATTATTCTTCCGGAATAGGTGATTCATCTTCTGAGAAAAAAGCAATCTATTTTACGTCACCGAAGACATTCTACGTTCATGTCAAAGCAAAAGCGACAAATGGCAAGACCGGGACAAAAACTATCATGGTTGACGCCACAAAAGCTTATGACGCAGGATATAGCGCCGGAAATACCGCTGGTGTCGCTTCTGTCGATATAGAGAGTGTAGGGTTGAACACGGATAACTACACAAATGATACAATAGGCGATAGCTCCAGTGATGGAAAGACAATATACTACGTTGCATCACAAAAAACATTTTATGTTCATATTAAGGCTAAGACAACATCGCCCAACAGCAAATCCAAGACGAATACCGTTTCTGTTAATGGCCAAAAAGCGTATAATGCTGGATACACCGATGGCGATTCAGCAGGATACACCAGAGGTGTCAATTCAGTAACTATCACCAGCGTAGGATTGAATACCGATAACTATACAAATGATGCAATCGGAGATGGTACTGCTTCCGGAAAAACTATATACTATGTTTCGCCAAGTTCATTTTGGGTTCATATTAAAGCCAAAGCGTCTAATGGGGAATACAAAACCAACGATATATACGTTGACGGTACAAAAGCATATAATTATGGGCATAATGTCGGCTATACTGCTGGAGAAAATGCCGGTTATACAGCCGGACAAGCTTCCGTCGGACCCGACAACGTTACGATAACAAATGTAGTCGTGAATACCTCGACAAAGAATGCATCTATGACCGTTAGTGTAAATGGTGGCTCCGGTAAAACAAAACGTGTATCAAATGTTACGATTAAGTGATGACCAAACAACCATCAGGAACATATCATAAAAGGAGGAAAATGTCTATGGAACTCAAGAACAAATTCAACATCCTTGATGACGCGATCGTATGCGTCAACGAGCTGGCGGACGCGAGGGGCGTCGACAAGTGCGTGCGGATCGTCCACCTCATTCAGAATCTGAACGAGCTTGGCCGCATGCTGAAGGAAGAGGACGCGCAGAACGAGGCCGCGATCCGGGACCTGACCAAGAAGATCGACGAACAGAACGAGAAGGAGGCTGGCGAAGATGCGGACACTGACGCTGAGTGACGGCACGAGTTACACCCTGGACTGGTGCCATGCCGACAAGGGGGTTTTCAACCTCAACATCATCACCGACGAACCGTTCATCAACCTTGCGACGAAATTCAGCGATCGTCAGCTGACGGCAACCATCACCGCGTCTTACGGCGACGATCATCAGACCGTCTACGAGGGCTACACCGAGCTACAGTCCATTCAGAAGGACGGATGGCAGACCGGCTCGGTGCTCATCACACTGTTCACACCCGCCCGGGTCGAGGCCGCATAGGTGACGCGCAATGTTTGTCCGGCTGAACTTCAATCCGAATGGTTGGTCGGCAGACGATTGCACCGTGCGCGCCATATCCATGGCAACCGATCGATCGTGGGACGATGTCTACATACATTTATGCCTGGAAGGTTTTATCATTAAAAACATGCCGAGCGTAAATTCTGTATGGGGCACGTACCTGCAGTCGATCGGTTTTGTGCGTTACCTTCTGCCGAGAGATTGCCCGAATTGTTACACCGTTCGAGATTTCTGCAGAGAAAATCAAAATGGAACTTTCATACTCGCCACGGGTTCCCACGTCATATGCGCCATCGACGGCAATTACTACGACGCCTGGGACAGCGGTGACGAGGTGCTTGATTCAGTATGGAGGAGGGAAACATAATGCAAGGGAACATGGGATACGGATCAAACGGATTCATGGGCAACGGCAACGTAACCGGAAACCAAAACAATATGTGGAGCAACGGCTGGAACGGCACGGGAATGAACCCTCAGTCGCCGCAGCCGCAGACGCCCGTTCAGCCCCAAAGACAGCCGGAAACCAAGATCATCGTCAACGGACGGGCCGCGGCGGACGCTTATCCGATTCCGCAGGGCTCCACTATGGTCACGTTGTGGGACCGGAACGGCGAACGGCTGTTCGTCAAGGCCTACGACAACAACGGCTATCCCTGCGTGGTGGAGGATTACGACCTGACACCCCACGTGGACCCGGAGCCGGCCTACGTCACCAAGGAGGACATCCGCGAGATGATCGAGGAAGCCCTTGCCAACATCCAGATGCCCAACACGAAGCAATTCGTCACCCGGGAGTACCTCGACAAAGCGCTTTCGAGGTCCAACCCGGGCAACAAAGGGAAGGTGAATCGAAATGATGAGGATGCCTAATCCCGGCAACATGATGCAGATGCTGCGTATGCTGCCCAAATTCATGCAGAACCCAATCGGCGCGATGATGGAATGCGGGATGAATGTCCCCGAGAATATACAGGGCAACCCGCAGGCCATGACCAACTTCCTGCTCAATTCCGGCCAGATGACCCAGGAGCAATACAACACCGTCGCTCCACTGGCCAATATGGCGCAAAGTTTCTTTGGTAGAAAGTCCTGAGAGTGCACGCTCGGGGCTTTTTATTTATGTCAGCTTTGATCGTTCCGAGTGCGCATGAGGAAACAATCAAAATGGCAGGGTAGACCACAATATTTTTGTAAAGGAGTCCTCTAACTATGGTTACGATGGAAAACCAGAATCCGTCCCCCGCGGTAAACGTGTATCCCGGTAACAACAACGGCGGCTTTGGCGACATGTTCGGCGGAATGGGTGGCGGCGCGATCTTCTTCTGGCTGATCCTGTTCTTCTTCATGATGATGTTCATGGGGTGGGGCAACAACGGATATGCCAATGGAAACGGCAACGGCGGCGTGCAGTATGTGCCCTATCCGCCCTATCCGCCTTACGGCATGGGTGGCTGTGGTGGCAATGGCAATGCCGGAAGCGCCGCTGCGGAAGCGGTTCGCCAGGGCTTTGACCAGTCCGCTGTGATCGGCGGAATCAACGGCCTCAACGCTGTGATGCAGCAGGGGTTCAACAACGCCGAGATTTCCCGGTGCAACGCCCAGGCCAACACGATGGCGGTGCTGCAGAACCAGGCCATGGCGCTCCAGCAGAGCAGCTGTGACAACCGGGCCGGCATCGCCGATCTGAAGTATACCATCGCCACGGAGGCCTGCAGCGACCGGGCTGCCGTGAAGGACGCGCTCCAGGAGGTCACCGCGCAGAACAACGCCAACATGAACGCCATGGCGACGATGTTCAACAACGGCATCCAGAGCCTGAAGAACGACTTCTTCCAGTATCAGATGAGCTGCAAGGACGACCGGATCGCCGATCTGCAGAGGCAGCTGACCTTCAGCCAGACTGCCGGACTGGTGAACAGCTCCCGCGACGCCATCATCGCCAACAATGACCTGCAGACCGCGGCCCTGGAGCAGTATCTGGCGCCCACTCCGAGACCGGCTTACGTGGTGCAGAATCCCAACTGCTGCGCGCAGAACTACAATCCCTGTAACTGCAATGCCAATCGCTGCTGCGGACAGTAAAACGGGAGGTGTACGCAATGGCTGTATATAGCGCAAACGCTGTTCAGACAGTACAGCCCGGCGGATTTGCTGTGTTCACCGCAACCGTTGTGCCCTGCAATCTCGGGCTTATTGGCCACAGTGACGACACTCCCATTTTCTCCCTCAACGGGTGGAGGCCCAACAACGGCCCCTGCTGCAAGCGCAACGATCCGACGCTCTACGACGTGAAGGTCAACATGAACGTGGCCCTGTCTGAAGGGGCTACGGTTGAGCCGATTGCCGTGGCCATATCGGTGGACGGCGCTGCTTATCCGCTTTCCGAGATGGACTCGACCCCGGCCGCTGTCGGGGACTTCAACCACATCGGAACCGACCTTCCGCTGCCGATTCTCAGGAACTGCTGCCAGTCCGTGGCCGTGCAGAACATCTCCGCACAGCCGATTGACATCAAGAACCTGATTATCGCCTTCGGAAGGAACGACCTGCAGTAATCAATAGAGGAGGAAATCAAAATGGGAGAACAGTGCAAGAAGGAAAACATGGCCTTCCAGCAGGATTACGACAAGATGTTCGCAAAGGGCACCTGGAATCCGCAGGAAATCGACGCCATGAAGAATCTCAAGAAGCTCATCTACTATAACCTGGCCATTGAAGCCATGGAAGAGGGACAGGGGCATCCCGGCGCGGGGCACCTGCCTGAGATGAGCTATGCCCGGGGACGCAATGCCATGGGTCAGTACACTTCCGGAAACGGCGAGGACTGGGACGGACGCAGCGGCCATCATCCCTATTACCCGGACATGGGTGGGATGTACTACGACGGCATGAACGACCGCTCCGGACGCCGCTACTACGACAGCGAGAAGGAGAAGGCCATCCACAAGCTCCATCACATGATGGACAACACCGACGACCCGGAACGCAAGAACGCGCTGAAGATCGCGCTCAACGAGCTGGAGCAGCGGTGAGCGACCAACTGCAGAGGGCTACCTGGGTCATGCTTGGGCAGCCCTCTGCATTATTCTACAAGGAGTGACGCACATTGTCCAATATAGTCGTGACCATTCTTTGTGCGGTGCTTGCCTCTGCGGGCTTTTGGGGTTTGGTTACCAAGCTTGTGGACAAGAAAAGCGCAAAGAGCAAAATCATTCTCGGCCTGGGCTACAAGGCCATTCGTGACAGCGCCATGGAGTACATCCAAAGAGGCAACATCACCCAGAATGAATACGAGGACCTCTATAAATACCTCTATGTGCCCTACAAGCAGATGGGAGGCGACGGTTCCGCGGAAAGACTGATGCGGGAGGTGGACAAGCTGCCCATCGTTCCTGACAGCCATGGAGCCTGACTTGAAAGGAGAAAATCAAAATGACACTCAGCAATAAAGTGTATGACACACTTAAATGGATTGCCCAGTATTTCATGCCGGCGCTGGCCACGCTTTGGATCACGCTGGCAAAGATTTGGGGGCTGCCCTACGGTACCGAGATCGGCGCGACCGTCACAGGTATCGATTTGTTCCTGGGTGCTGTTCTCGGTATCAGCAGCCAGAATTACAAGGGTGAAGGCACGATGATTGTCGACACCTCCAACGACGCCAAGGATATTTACAGCCTTGACCTCAATGTGCCGGTGGAAGAGCTGGCGGAAAAAAACATGATCACTTTCAAGGTGAGCAAGAAGTAAGGCGGTGAGAATATGGCCAATATCAGCTATGAAACCGGCCAGATCAAATCGGCCATATACGGCGAAGAAGTTCGCGACGCCATCATCAGCGCTCTTCGGAAAGTCGCCAACGACGGCAATGATCTGGCCAGCCTTGTCGACGAGATCGAAGCAACACTGAGCGAGAAGGTCCGCGTCAACACCGCCGACATCAAGATGAAAGCCGACAACCTCTTCTTCAACGAGGAGGAGAAGCTTCTATATTTGATGAGCGACGGAGTGATCATCGGCGACGGCATCGCTGTTTCGACCGGTGGCGGAGGCGGCGGTGGCGGACAGAGCCAGACGTTCTTCAGGCCTACGCTGGTCAACCGCCTCCCCGACCGAAACATTACGACTACGATCGGTTCCGGTGTCAGTCTTGAATTCGAATACGCTTCTGTGGACGAGTTCGGGGCGGATGACGGAAATGGTGTTGGCCGTATTGTCGTTGGCGGTGTGGTAATGAAGACGTTCTCTGCTATTCAGGGCGTCAATACCGTGGACATCACAGACGTTTTGTCGTCTGGCGAGAATTCTGTCCAGGTTAAGGTTGAAAACTCAGAGGGAACTATAAGGACTCTTAACTATACTGTAACTATACTGATTCTGTCGCTCACCACGACGATGGCTCCGATTTCCAGTTATCGCGGGCAGGCAACCGTTTATTATACCGTTACCGGAGCCGGCGCAAAGACCGTTCACTTTGTATTGGACGGAACTGAGATTGACAGCGAGGTCGTCGAGAGCAGCGGCAGAAGCCGGTCATATTTGATCGACGAGCAGCGGCACGGCGACCATATTCTTGAGATATGGGCAGAATCCAACACTGACAACATCCATCTGGAGAGCGAACGAATCCGGCTGAGCATGATGCGGATCGGCGTGGACCTTACCCCGATTATCGCGACACCGTTTAACCAGACTACGGCAATCGAAGGCGACACCCTCGTCATCCCCTACGCTGTGTATGATCCGGCCAGCGAAACCGCGCAGGTGACTTTGTCAGTTATCGACGGCAACGGAGAAGTTTACAGCACGAGTACGATCAACAAAGACCGCTCCATGTCGGAATCCTGGATCATCAATGATTTCCCGCATGGCAACATCACCTTCAGGATCACCTGCGGTTCGACGGTCAAGAACATTCAGATCGCCGTTGAAGAATACACCTTCCCGATCAGCAAAGTCACCGATTCACTGGTGTTGGAATTCACCGCAGACGGACGAAGCAATTCCGAACCTAACCCGGCAACCTGGTCCTACGGCAATGATATTTCCGCGACGTTCGATGGCTTCATATGGAGCCAAACGGATGGATGGTTGCATGACGAGAACGACAAGGCGATACTGAGATTCCTCCCCGGTGACACGATGGACATCGGCTACACGCCCTTTGCGACGGACGTGGAGGGATCAGGCTATACCATCGAGATTGAAATGGCGACTCACAACGTCCGGGACTTTGACAGCATCGTCATATCCTGTATGGACGGCGGCAGGGGCTTTGAGATAAAATCCCAGAAGGCGTCGCTGTTCTCGGAGCAGAGTTCGGTTTCGATGCTGTTCAAGGAGGACAGCCATGTTCGGATCACGTTTGTGGTGGAGCAGAAGGTGAGCACGCGCTTCATCTTCATCTACATCAACGGCATCATGTGCGGCGTGACCCAGTATCCGCTGAACGACAACTTCTCTCAGAGGGTTCCGGCTACTATTTCCATCGGCACGGACTCCTGCGGACTCGACCTGTACACCATACGGCTGTACAGCAAGGAGTTGAAGCGCGGAGAGGTGCTGGACAACCTGATTTGCGACCGGCCGACGCTGATCGAGCGCAGGAACACCTACAACGAGAACAATATTCTCGGCGGTGATGAACTGGTGCAGATCGACAAGCTTCCGCTTACGCTTCCGACCATGGTCATTGCCTGCGCCGCTTTACCACAGGCCAAGGATAATGCGACGGATTGCACGATCACCTATACGGATCGAGCACACCAGGATCAGAGCTTCGTGGCCAGCAACGCGCTGGTTGACGTACAAGGCACCACTTCGGCCAAGTACCCAGTCAAGAACTTCACGATCAAGCTGGAGAATGGACTTTACATCAACGGCAACAGTGCTGAGCGCTATCCCCTTCGCCCGGGGGATATTCCGACGAACCTGTTCTGCCTGAAAGTCGATTTCGCTTCTTCTGAGGGCGTGAACAACGTCGGACTGGTGCAGCTGTATGAGGATCTTTGTGATGAAATGGGCTACAAGACGCCTCCGCAGGTCGACAATCCTGCCATAAGACAGGGCGTCGCTGGAAAGCCGATTGCGCTGTTCTGGCACGACACCATACACAACGAGACGATCTTCTACAGCAAGGCGAATTTCAACAACGACAAGGATACGCCCGAGGTGTTTGGGTTCCCGGATTATCCGAATATGGAAGTTTGGGACTTCCGGAACAACACCACGGCGCTGACCAACTTCCAGTCGGACGACTTTACTGGAGAGGTATGGAAGGAAGATCTGAAATCCATCTACCCGAAGAAGTATTTCGACACCACGGCTCTGCAGCGGGTATTCACCTTTGTGTGCTCCCACAACCGGGCCAACGCCGCGGACGATACGGAAGCCGCCGAGATGCTGGCTGACTTCAAGGAGCATTTCAGCGAATATTTCGTGACGAACAACATGCTGTTCTACTACCTGTTCACCGAGTTCTTCCTGATGATCGACTCGCGGGGCAAGAACATGCATTTCGCGACCTTTGACGGTACCCATTGGCTGGTGTTGCCTTACGATATGGATACCGCACTTGGCATAAAATGTCAGTGCCAAGGATAAAAAACCATTCCTAATATACGGCGAAACTCCGATGGGACGGACTACGCCTTGGAAGGTATATCATACCACCAACAACGACTGAACGAAATGGGGCTGCATATTTGCTGCTGTGCAACAGTCTGACCTCGCGTATATTCCCACAAAACAGCAAGCGCGAGAGGGACGGTCAAGTGTAAAGACACTTTAAAGAAGCACCGCCCCCGCCTGGTCATATAAATGCCAGGTCATATAAAGTAACAGAAGTGTGACAACGACGGCAAGCTGGTATTTGACTACTGGCTGGAGGACACGGACAGCACCCAGGGCGACAAGGTGTACAACGCGCAGTATTCAGTTCTCTGGTGCAACGTGCGCGACGCTTTTGCGACTGAGCTGAAGCAGATGTATACCACCATACGCTCCAAGCCGAATCTGTTCGACTACAGCCATATTTCACAGCGCTTCACTGACCACCAGAGCAAATGGCCGATGCGCATGTGGAACGAGGACATGTTCAACAAATACCTGAAGCCTTTCATCGAGGACGGCACGGACCGATTGAACATGCTGCAGGGTGACAAGAGCTCCCAACGGGCCTGGTGGCTGAACGGCGCGTTCAAGTACCGGGACTCCAAGTACCACGCCGGAGACGCCCTGACCGACGTCATATTGATCAGGGGCTACACCGACGACAACCATCCGATTGAGACCCAGAACATCATCCTGACCGCCTACGCTCCGATCTACGGTTGTGTGGACTACGCTTCTGGGCATATGGAGCTTCACCGTATGGAGCGCAACAGCAGCTATACGTTTGTGAATCCGCTGTCCAGCATGTTCAACACCGAGATTTATATTCACTCCGCGGACCAGCTTTCGGACCTGGGCGACCTGTCTCCGCTGAATTTGGGCGAGGCTGTGTTCTCCAAGGCGACCAAGCTTCAGCGATTGACCATCGGCAGTAGTGCCATAGGATATGTCAACGACAAGCTGACGAACCTGACTGTGGGTCATAACGAGCTGCTGACGGAGCTGAACATCTGCAACTGCACGGCGCTGACATCACCCGTGGACTTGAAGGAATGCAGCGGTATCGAGACGATTCTGGCGACAGGATCGTCCATTACCGGCGTACAGCTGCCTGTAGGCGGGCATGTGTCCCGTCTGGAGCTGCCGGACACCGTCACTAACCTGACGATCCGCAACCAGAGTGACCTGTCAACCTTCGTCATGGAGGGCTACGGAGCGCTGTCAACATTGCGCATCGAGAACACACCCGGACTGCCCATCGAGACCATCATCAACGGCGCGACGAATCTGAGCCGCGTAAGGCTGCTGAACATCGAATGGAACGCGACGGACAACGCCTCACTGGCGGCGACTATCGCGAGGCTGGACAGCTGTATGGGCGTGGATCAGGACGACAACACCACCGAGAAGCCGGTCGTGTATGGCCGGGTCAATGTGGGCAGCATTACCGGTGAGCTGCTGGAGCATATCCAGGACAACTATCCCAACCTGGTCATCGTGGTGAACGGGGTGCCGAATTACATCGTGTATTTCCGCAACTACGACGGCACGAAGCTGTACGCCCAGGCGGTTACCGAGGGCGGCAACGCGACTGACCCCGTTACCGGCGGACAGATCAGCGCGCCTTCAAGACCCACAGACTCGGACGGCACGACCTACAACTACAACGGTTGGGGAACGCTGCCGACGAATATCCACGAGAACAAGACCGTGACGGCACAGTACATCGCGGCCTACAAGGTGCAGTGGGTGAACGAGGGCGGAAGCGTGCTGCAGACCAAGCAGGTGGTTGGCGGACAGAGCGCTCAGTATACGGGCAGCACCCCGACCAAGAGCTCCACAGCGCAATATACGTTTGCGTTTAAGGAGTGGACGGGCTGCGACGACCGGACGACAGGCAAGATCAACGAGGTGCGCGGGCCGAGAACCGTCACAGCGACCTACACACAGACGGTACGGCAGTACAGCTACACCTTCTACGCCGAGGACCGCAGTACGGTCCTTCAAAATGGCACCGTAGATTATGGCACGACGGTCCAGTTCAACGGCACCACACCCACCAAGGAAGGCTATGACTTCAAGGGATGGAGCCCGAGCAACATGGTGATCACTGGCAATACCAGCTTCTATCCGGTGTTTGAGGAAGCTGCCAGCGCGAATGACGTGGAGATCACGGATGACTGGGCGACAATCATACAGAAGCTGGAGAGCGGAAAATACGCCACGGCTTACCAGATTGGCAACTACAAGCCGATTGACCTGGGGACCGAGGGCACGATCAACATGCAGATCGTGGCGATTGACAACGAGGAAGCGCCGCTGACGTTTGTGGCGAAAGAGTTGCTGGCTACCAAGAAGCCAATGAATTCTTCCGGATCAAACGCTAATGGTTACCCGGCATGCGAGATGAAAACGTATCTGAATGACACGATTTTGCCGCTTATCCCGGAGGTCATTCGCCAGCATATCAAGCCCGTCTCCAAGACATCCTACGACAAGACCTCCGGAGGAGACGTAACCTCTACTGAGAAGCTGTGGATTCCCTCCGCACGAGAGGTATTCGGTGGAACAGATTATGAGCAGAGTGGGCCGGTTTACAACCTGATCTATAAGGACGCGGAAAGCCGCAAGAAGGCAGTTGTCGGATCTTCTTCGTTTACGTACTGGTGGCTGCGTTCGGCTTATTCGAGCAGCGGCGCTGATTTCCGTATTGTGCTCCTCAGCGGCGGCGTGAGCAGCGATTACGCCGGCGACAGTGCTGGCGTGTGTCTCGGCTTCTCTCTATCTGCTGAATCTATCTCCGACCCCTGGGAGGAGATCGCATCCGCCGTCGGAGACGGCACGTACTCTACCAAGTATGCCGTCGGGGATACGAAATGCGTTGACCTGGGCGATCAGGGCAACATCATCATGCAGATCGTTGCTATGGATACGGACGACCTGGCGGATGGCAGCGGAAATAAGGCGCCTATTACGTGGGTGGCGAAGCAGTTGCTGGTGACTAAGAAGCCGATGAATTCTTCCGGATCAAACGCTAATGGTTATCCGGCATGCGAGATGAAAACGTACCTGGCTGAGAACGGCACGATATGGAACAAGCTGCCCGCAACGCTGAAGACTTTGATCAAGCCCATCTCCAAGACATCCTACGACAAGACCTCCGGAGGAGACGTAACCTCTACTGAGAAGCTGTGGATTCCCTCCGCACGAGAGGTATTCGGTGGAACAGATTATGAGCAGAGT